GGCGTACGCGTCCATGGTGACGGGTCATCGCCCCAGTGTCTTTACGTCTCTGACGCAGGACAAAATGCGCGTCTATCGTAAAGAGATGGAGAAGTCGCACTCGCTTGACTTCTTTATCGAGAAGGCTGACACGCGCGATGCGATGCACCCGAACCGCTTCCACTTCATGGTGGAGCACCCCTCGCAGGGAGCCTTCGTCGCAAACGTCTACGAACCTTCACTCGCCAACTACGCTGCCAACGGAGGCTCTTTCGCCGAGCCTACCGAGGCTTTCGCCACGGTTGGTCTCAAGGACGTGAACTTTAGCGTCATCCGCGCCCACGCGAACATGCGGATGGCTGCTGACGCCATGTCCAAGAGCGCCCCGGTGAAAATGGACGACGTCGACTTCCATCAGGGAATGTCGTCCGTCAACCAAGTCATCATGAACGTCTCGGACGCTGTGGCTCGTAACTACGGCCACCGCGCAGCCCCTGACGGGATGGTCTATATCCCAGTCGCTATGTCAGTCGCAGCAGTCGACGAGGCAGGCGGCCACAAGTACTGGCCTGACACGTTCAAGAAGCGTGAGCCTTACGTTGAAAATCGAGGTGACGACATGGATATCGACGCTGAGTTGGAGAACCTTGAGAGCGAGGACCAAGGGGCTGACGATATCGATGATGAGGGCGACGTCGAGAAAGACATCACTGACGGCGACCAGGACATCATGAAGTCGTACGACGGCATCAATTTTACACCCCCTGCCGGAGTTCGCTCTGCGTGCCGCGCCGGACTGAAGCTCAAGGAGGAGGGTCACGGTGGTAAGGGCCTTGTGGGGGCTACGGTCTCTTGGGCTCGAAAGCTCGCGGCCGGCCAGAAAATCTCGCCCGAGAAGGCCCGTAAGATGAACGCGTGGTTCGCGCGTCATTCCGTCGGCAGCAGCTCGCGGACGCTCGGCGACAAGACCTCGCCCGCTTGGGTGGCTTGGCAGCTTTGGGGTGGAAACGCCGGTAAGGCTTGGTCCGCTAAGCTTGTGAAGCAGATGGAGTCGCGCGAGTCCACCGCTAAGTCGGTCGAAGTTCCGGAAGCTCTTGGGAGCTACTTGGCCTCCAAGTACCTGAAGGACATCACCCCGGAAATTATCAAAGGCATCACTCAGCAGATCGCCAGTACGGTCAAGGAGCCAGAATGCGTAACCTCTCCCAGCGAGGAAAAGATCTCCTCGAACGAGCCCTCTCCTACCCCTTCCCCGAGCCCGATCGAAAAGTCGACCTCGACGACGACGATTGCGGAGGAGAGCTCGAAGACTGTTTCCCCCTCCCCCGAGCCTTCAAAAATCCAGGAAAGCTCGCCAAAGAAAGCACTGGAGCCGCAGCCAACATCGCCGCTCGGAGGACTGCTGGGAGAACCCAAAGTCCGTCAGGTTCTGGCTCAGGCCGTTCTCGCCAGCTCACGAGGAACAATACAGCCGCAGTACCTCGTTGAGGCGCTTAAGCATGCGCTGCTCGACGACCTGGACGGGATGATGTCGAGCCTGTCCTCAGGGATCGCTAAGTCTGGAGGCCAGCCAGGCCCGGTTGGATCTCCAGACGGGACCGTCTCCCGCTACGCTGACGGCACTGTTGTCGAAAAGCGCAGCGGTAAGTGGCACGAGGTCGGAAACGATAAGGGCAAGCCGGACGAAGATCGTAAGCCTTCATCCTCGGGCGCTCCTGAGCCTGCCCTCCGCAAGAAAGCCAAAAAGCTTCTGGTGGCTTACAAGGAGAAGCTTGCCAAGCTTCAGGCAGACGGCGCATCAAAAGAGAAGATAGCGATCGTTAAAAATAAAATTGCTAAGCTGAAGCAAAAGATGAGCGGCGTGAAGAAGTCTGAGAATCCTTTTGACGCTTGGGTCGCTAAGCGTCTCTCAGACAACATCATGAAGTCGTCGACCTACTGCCGGTATATGGGCTACACAAAATCAGAGCAGCTCCTCTACGCCGTCGCAGCTGGTGACACCCCGGCAGACGTGGCGGTTGCGGTGAAGTTGGCTACCAAGGACCTCGGGCCTGACTTTTCTAAGGCCCTCCAGAAGGAGCTGTCCAAGTGAAAGAGCAACCCACCAAGCCCACCTCCACCGAGGTGAAAAAGGTCGGGCGTAGGTGGGTTGCGGTTTCTCCTCCGCGATCCGCCAACGCCGATTTTATCAACGACGCGCACCTGATGGCTCGTAGCGGGTCTACGGGAGATTACCACTACGGAACGCTCAACATCACCTACGACATGCTGTCGCAGATGGCGAACGTCCCGCAGATCGCAGGTATCCATCAGACGCGAACGAACCAGGCTACGGACTGGGCACGCCCGCAGGAGAACCCGGTCGATATCGGCTGGCGTATCCGGATGGATAAGCGCCAAGCGCTCCCGCTGCGGAAAGATCGCGTCAACATCGAAAAGGCGGCGGAGGTCATCAGCCGAGCCGGTGCCGAATGGCTACCTGGCGGGTTTGAGCAGTTCCTGCGCGTCATCATCCCGGACACGCTCACCTACGATCAGGTGAATTTTGAGATCATCCGGGAGAAGAACGGGACGCCGTACGCATTTATCCCAGTTGATCCGAAAACTATTCGCCGAGCGATCCCGACTCAGGAGATTTACGGCGGAGAGCCCGCGCCTCGGTACGGTCGTTGGGATTTTAGCGAGGGTTTCGTCCAGGTCATGACCTCCGGCGAAATCGTGAACTACTACGAGCCTGGGAACATGGCTTGGGGTATCCGTCGCCCACGGTCTGACATCAAGTTCTCTGGGTACGGTCATCCTGAGCTCGAGCAGCTGGCCTCTATCATTACGGGCCTTGTGAACGCTCAGACCTTCAACCAGATCAACTTCACGACTGGTATTCACGCCCACACGGCCCTCGTCCTGAAGTCTGCTTGGGACCAGAACCGGTTTAACGAGTTCCGGCGAGAGATTCAGACCTCGATGGCGGGTGGTCGTAACTTCAAGCGTATTCCGATTATTCAGCTGTCCAACCAGCTGCAGGAAGAGCTTGAGGCCGTCACGCTGGGTAAGTCGAACGCTGAGATGGAGTTCGCCGAGTGGATTAACTGGCTCCTGAAGGTCGCCTGCTCGCTTTACGCGATCGACCCCTCGGAGATGGGCTACGTCTTCGGTGCTGAAGGCGCGAAGTCGAATTTCATCAGCGCCTCTCCGATGGATAAGATCCTCCAGTCCAAGGAGCGAGGTCTTCGCCCCCTCCTTCGTGCTGTCCAGTCGTGGATTGACTACTACGTCATCAAGCCGACGTGGCCTCAGCTCAAGTTTGAGTTCGCTGGTTTTGACGCCAGCAACGAGCGCGAAAAGCACGACATGGACATGGCTGCCGTCACGACCTACCGGACGCCTAACGAGCTTCGGGCTGAACGCGGGCTTGAACCCCTCGCCACGGCTATCGCAGATCTTCCGCTCAATGCCTTTTTCTCGCAGGCTGCGCAGAAGATTTTGGAGAACGACGTTGCTCCTCCGCAGTTCGATATCGACAACGTTGGAGCTTTTGTCGACGGTCGCAGACTTCCACCATTGACAAAGCCCGCGTGAACGCATTTTATAGCCTCAGTTTTCCGAGGATTTTAGAGTTCACGCATGTCTTCGTACGTTGCACTTCAGTCTTCAGGCGATTTTCTGGCTTGGCTTCCCGCCGACATCACGGTTTCGGCGCCGATCACCAAGTCGGGTAATAATGGCGAAGCCAAGATGCTCGCCCCCATCAGCGGGGTCGCGTCTAGCGAAGCCGCCGATGCGGATGAAGATGAGATCGATCAGGCCGGCTTGGACTGGTCGTTCTGTCTCACGAAGGGTATTTTTACGTACGAGCACCCGGTCGATATCGCTCGACTCGCTGGCTACCCTGAGAAGGTCGAGCAGATTCGACTTTCCAGCGGTAAGCTCGCGACTCGCGTTAGCGGCCAGCTGTACCTGAATCGCCCCTTTGGAAAGCTCGTCTACGACACCCAGAAGGCGATGGCTGAAGCGGGCGGACGCCGAACGCTCGGATTTTCCATCGAAGGGCGCGTCCTCCCCGGCGGTAGAAAGGGCAAGCGCGTTACTAAAGCGCAGGTTCTATCAATCGCTATTAGCCCTGTTCCGAAAAATCCAGATACGTGGATGGATATTGCTGCCTCGATGTTCAATCGGTCTCCTGCCAGTGAGATGGCTAAGGCCGTTGCAGTCGTGGACGCAAATACTACACTTCTGAATAAGGATCAGGTCACCAACCGGCTTGTTAGAGAGTTTCGACACCTGACCTGGGAGCAGGCCGAGAAGCTCGCAGATGTTATCATGGCTGGCTGATCCAGCTACACCAAGGAGCAATCATGAAAGCAAGCGAGCGACTCGCGAAGCTTCGGGACCTGCAGGTCCCCGAGGCGCAGGCTATGGATCTGGTTAAGTCGGCCATCTCGGCTGGCGATGTTGAGAACGATCTCGAGCAGAGCTCGACGATCGACGTCAAGAAGCTTGAGGGCATCCTCGAAGAGCTGCGCAAGTCGCAGGCGGCGGTCGCTGAGCCCGTCCAGCCGATTATCCCGGCGACCGCCGGTCTCGAGCTGACCGGACTCTTCAACGCCACCGTTGCTGAGGTCAAGGCCGAGACGAACAAGCTTTCGAAGGCTCTCGTCAGCATTGGCGAGATGATCTCGGAGCTGACGGTTCACCTGACGTCGCTCGACCAGCGCAACGCTGAGATCGCGAAGTCGCTCGGCGGCGCTGCCAAGGCCCCTGCTCCGCAGTCGGTCCTCGGCGCGGTGACCAACGCTCCTTCGCCCCATGACCAGCTCACCCCGGGCGCCTCGCCGGACGACGTTGTTCGTCTGCGCAAGAGCCTCGTCGGTAAGCTGACGACCGAGCTCCGTGCTGGTGGCACGGATGACGCTCGCCGTCTCCAGCTCGCCAATGCCCTCGCCAACGCCGCCTCGGCCAATGACCCCGCCGCCTTCGCCCAGAGCGTCGGCATCAGCCTGTAAGGAGAAACCACATGTTTGATCTCGAGTCGCTCAAGGCCGACGCTCTTAATGGCGGCGGACTCGTTTCCAAGATGGCCCATGCTCTTGCCGAGGCTGAGGTTGGTAACCTCGAGCCGATGGTGAAGTCGGGTCTTTTCAATGCCGACCTCCAGCGCGCGGGCGTTTCGCTCTCGAAGGCTGAAGGCGTCAACTACCCGCTGCAGGGCGTTCCGTTCGGTTCGCAGGACCTGCCGCAGGGCCAGTTTGC